TTTCTTGGGCTTCAAGATAGCCATCGTATATAGCCTGTAATGCTGAATCGTAATGTACGATAGTGCCAATTAACCAGATGGATCCCTCGTTGCCCTTTGATTCTTCTAGAGATGGATAGACAGTTGACATCAACCACTCTTTAATTTCTCTTCTTCTATCTGGAGTTTTTGTATTTAACTCAGATTCAAAGTCATCTAAAATAATATTTGTATATCTAGTTCCAAGTTCAGACCTACCACGCAATCTTTGACTAGTACCTTTTGCAATTATTCTATCTCCACGGCTGGTAGTAATTTCTTTTTCAGTCCATTTTTCTCCAACCATATCTCCAAAATAATAATTAAGAGCATTGTTATACTCAATATGATTTTTTATATACTTTAAATGGTCAATAGCTTGACCTTGTTCTTCTGATACCCAAGCAGCAAATTCTTTTTTGCCTTGTGGATTAAAGTAAATCTTGTGCAGTAAAGCAGCCTTTGCCATTGTTGACTTAGAATGACCTCTAGGTAAAACAACACACAGCTTTCTAAGACTTTTATCTAAAAGTTTATTTCCAACCTCATAATGAAATGGAGCTGGAGACGATTTCATAAAGTCATCTGGTAAAAATAGTTGACCAAAAGCAACTAAGTCTTTTGAAACTATGTTTAATACTCTTTCTTTTTCTGAAAGGCTACTTGAATTTATATTAAAATTATCTATTGTACCAATCTCCACTTTGGATTACTCTAAACATATTACTTCTTTGCATTAGCTCATCTCCTGCTACATAAAGCCAAACTTTTTCTTTTGATCCGTCATCCATATTTACTTTAGTCTTAACTCTTCTATACAAGCCAGAGGTTACTCCTTCGTACATATCATATCTCACTAAATCTTCTTCTGATACATCGTGTACCTCTACTACAGTTCCAGAACCTCTTTCATTCTGTATAACCGCTGGAAAACTTTCATGTCCTGGGTACACTAAAGAAGAGTTTTTAATAACTCCAGTATTTTTAGAACCAGCTCTAAGAGTTCCGTATACAGCTAACTTCATTTCTTTTTCTTAGTAGCTGTTTTTTTCAACCCAAAGCTTTTAAAGATACCACCAAAATGATTTGGATATTCTTTTTCTCCAATTACAGAAGCCGTTAATTCATCAATAGCTTCTTGATTAAATAAATAGTGGTTAAGATATTCTTCAAATACTTTAATATTTAAATCTTTATGAACTTCCAACTCTAATTCAAAAATAATTTTTTTCATTATTTCCCTCTACTTTTAATAGTGTTATAATAAATTAACTTACTCCGTGAACGTCTGGCATACCAACGTGTTTTATTTTTAGTTTATGCGTATAAACCGTTAGGCAAGTAAAACATTCAACGTAATATTTTTCATTTTCTAAATTATGTATTATATAAGATTTTGGAAATAGTTTATTTCCACAAAGCTCGCAGCTACTTGATGTCAACTTCTCTTTCAGCGCTTGCAATTTGTTTGACTTTTCCTGAACCGATGGCATCTAATTGTTCCTTTGTAAAACCTTGGAATACAGCTACTGACTCTGTTCTTTTTTCAGTATCCATCATTCCAGTAATTTGCATTAATGTTTTAATAGCTTGTATCTTATCTCTATCATTCGAGCTTTGATTGTCTACTACTGACTTCATTTGCTCTAGTAAGTACAAAGGTGTAATGTCTGCATCTACTAAAACTTTATCTATTTCTTCTCTAATCAATCTTTGTATCCTTTTTGCTTTTAATAAAATTTTGGCTTGACTCTCAGCGTACTTTCTATTTTCAGTCGGATATGCTTTTAAAAAAGCATCTACTAAATCAGTGCCTTTTGCAACAAACTGAGCAAACAAAAACTCTCTTTGTGTGGTTTTCTTTTTCTCAATTTTATGTTTATAGGCATTAGTATTAGCCAAGCCAAACGAATAAAGATTTTTTCTAGGATCGCCTTCCATTTTAGTTTTATCTGCACATACAAAAGTTCCAAGAGGTACTCTGATATAATTTTTTACAACTTTATCAGAACCAGATGCTTTTAGCTTCCCTCGTTTCAGAACTTGACAAACCTGACCATCGTCTGAAACTACCCAGTTACCTTCGGTACCATCCCTCCAATTATACTTAGCGTCAACATTAGGATTGTACCTCTTAAACTCTTCTATATCTTTGTATATAGCATGACTAATCTTATTTATCGTACGAGTAATCATCTATACTACAATATAAGCGATTTTAGTGTTAAAGTCAAGAAGAAGACCTAACATTTATATTTGTCTGCAGCACACTGCTCTTTCCTCTGATGTGTGGAGACGTACATCCTTCGCAATAAAATATTTCATATTTACTTGCTCCAGTATGATAAAACTTACCAGTTTCTACTAAAGAATCTCCACCACAAACAGAACAAACATTTTCATCCATCATTATAGCTATGTTCGGATGGTTTTTAATGTAAGGTCTAAGTTTAAGATACATTTCTTCTAAACCAACTACATCTGTTTTATTGTATCTTTCCATTTTTTCTAGAGCTTCTTCATCTCCATTCATACAGTCTAACCATAACTGAAAGTTTGTATCTAGCTTTTCTTCTAGTCCTAAGAACTTAGTAATATAGTCTTGTTTGTTAGAGCTAAATGCAAACTCTTTTCTCGCTACTTTAAGTGTGTCTATTGTTTTATACGGCATAGGTGGAATCATACCGTTAGCAATAAACCTTGCTTTTAATTTTCTTAAATCAAACTTATCTCCATTGTGAGCAATTATTATATCTGCCTCATCCAATAGTTTCCAAACAGATTGTGTAATTCTTTTATCGTCTCTATCTTTAGCTTCCGTAGGTGTTACCACATCACTTAAAACTTTATCATCATACAACCATTTTGCAGACCAACTAAGTACATACCAGTCCATAGACTTATTGTTTTTATCTTTCATTATACTCATTGGATTAACATACTGCTTTCCAAGGCTCCAAGCCCACACAGCTATAGGGGTAGTCTCAATATCTAAAATCAATATCTTAGGTAGGTTAACGATATTCATCTTTTTAAATGGTTTGTTTAAACGCATTGACTCTATTTTTCTTGTTACAGCCTTATACGTTCTATCGTAACCAAAAGCAGCCAAGTCATTATGAATATCAGACATAGTTTTAGCAGTAGTTGAATACTGTTTAAGTATTTTTACTTCTTGATTAGTCCATTTCATTTTTTTTACCTAGGTTTAGTATTTTTAACATTCCTTTTATTATCAAGGCTTCCACTAAATAGTACAACTTTTTCATTTGCCCCACTCTTTCTCAGATACTAGTTGAGCAATTATACCGTAAATAGATAGATCACGAAATGCGTCTAGGTAGGTTTCATCTGCAACAGCGTTATTACCTCTATGTTTTACGATAATGTTTTTTAACCTGTTAACTTTGTCATTCATTCGTATAACTAAAGCTGTTAAGGCAAACATTCTATCATCATCGTTCTCTAGGTCTCCTCCTAGATTTATATTGCCACTACCGTAGTCATATTGTTTTCTACAAAATAGCTTATACTGTTCATCCGTTATCTGATTGAACCTCTTCATCATCTTTGGGTAAGCTTTCTCTATCGCATTGATTACTTCTTTTTCTCTCATTTGACTCTTCCTTTCCCCAACCCCACATTGGCTCTGAATGATTTGTAGCAGAACCTCTGTAACGATTGGAACTAATGATTACTTCGTCTATTATCTTTTCTAGGAACTTTATCTTTTTTGAATCTACCTTTTTCATACTATCCCTGGTATTACTACTCTATCAAAGTAGGCACATCCTTTATCTACAACACACTCTTTGTTTTTTTTCTTAGAATCTATATGCAATATCAATCTGTTCTCCTCAGTCCTTATATCGCAGCCTAGACACTTGCCAGCATCCCAGTTAGCACAGTGTAGACGTGCGTGTTGCTTTTTATAATTTTCCATACACTCAATATAACTCTAAAACGCAATCTTGTCAAGTAGTAAAATACTTGTTGACAAAAGCCCTTATAAGCCTTATATTGTAAGTAACTAGAAGACTTAAATATATAATATATATAATATATATATTATTAAAAAACAAGTTATTAACATAACTTGCAAAAAGATTTGGAGAGATTGTGAACGGAAAAGGAGATAAGAGCAGAGTAGTTAACTATACTAAGTATAGAAAAAATTATACAAAAATATTTGGAGAATGGGTAAAGAATACTACTCCAGATGTACAATTTGATAAAAAAAGAAAGGTTGAAAAAAAGTCAAAATGAAAAAAATGCTCTTTGTGTGGTTATTGTTTACTGGTTGCAGCGTAAATACTGTCAGTAATTCTAATCTATCTGCTATTGTTATACAAGATTCTCTTGGAAAAAAACATTCTTATGCGTTTTTGAGGATCAATCGCAATAACTGGTGTGTTGTTCACCAAAAATATGAGTTTGTAGAACGCCGAAATTACTCCCAAAACTTTAATATGCATGGTTATGTACCTAAAAACTAAAAAAACCCCGAAATGAGGCAAATTTGAGCGAAATAGACATACATTGGATAGTAATGTTAACCCTACTTATACATGAAGGTAGAAAATACACTTCTAAATTCTAAAAAATAGCACTATTTTGTGTGTACCTCTTTTATCCGTCGTAGCCCCTCCCCTGCTTATTGATACTGAGTCGCATTTTCAGTTGAAAAAATCCCATTTTAAAACACTTGCTTTATATAGTTAAAATTTTGTAAATT